TTGTTATTTCACCGTGACGGCAGTTTTGGTTTCCTTTTAGAACGTTATCTTGGCCAGAAGCAAGGCGGTACAACCCGTAAGTCCATGGAAATGGCTGAAGGGCACGCTGGTGCTAAACGCCAGGAAGAATTAAAGCTTGATGCTTTAATAGAGAAAATGAATGATGCACTTTTCGAGGCTGCGGAAGTTGGTTGCTCCGAAGACATAGTCAACGGTATGGCACGCACTTTCATTCGCAGTTTTCCTCCTTGTAAAGGGGCTAGTAGGACTAGCCTGGCAAGTTATCCGCAAGCTATGGAGGGTGGGTATGTCCCATTATTAAGTAATGGGATAGCAGTGCGGTTGCCAAGGTCCGGTAAAAATCCGGACCCCCAGGAACGGAGGGTGCATCAAGAAAAGAAGCAACCTGTTGTGCAGACCCAAGCACATTTTGGCTTTCCAAGTGAGCCACCTGTTGTTTCATTACAAAAACAACAAGAAAAACAGGATTATTTCCTAGAAAAAAGGGGGTCAGCCTTCATAGATGGTTACTGTTACCTTGCTTTTTGGAAAACACTTGAAGAACAACGTGAGGCAGCTGCCAAGTTTGGAGCTTGGCCGAGAGCGTCCACGTTGCCTCGTGAATTTCAAAGACAAATGCAAGTTAACAGTGCCTGCAAGAAGACCCATATTACGGGCGACGGCTTGCGCCCATTTCATTACCAACACATAGGGGGGCAAGGTATTTGGGGTTCATACCCCGAAACAGCAACTCATGTGCGATGGTATGGCAAATGGTTACCCAGGGCGCAAGTTTGTCATTTGGCCAGCTTAAGAGAAGCTGTCAAATGTCGAGGTACACGCAGAGCGCTTATGCGGCATTTGCGCATCCTCGGCGTCAATCGTAACGATTTCCATCCTTGTCTCATGTACAAGGGAGACGATGATGATTGGAATCGATTTGGGACTTGGTTGCACACAAGAAAATTTATGGAAATGGCTGATCGGATTGAAACATTGTCAAACGAAGAACTCTGTGCATATGTCAAAAAACACCCTTCCCACGCAGTGATTTGGTTCATGGTGGGAGCAGGCGGTCCACTAACTGGCTTAGCTCATGTGTTTGCCAAAGCAACACTAGGCGTGCCAGTATACGTCATGCAACGGGTTTTCTTACGGTTCGCTGACTTTTTGCCAGTGTTTTTGAATATTCTCGCGACTTCTAAAATGACTCTAACTACATGGATAGCACAGGTGAAAGCAAAGAGTGTAGAGAAGATAGAAGCTTTCAACCGGTATGCATGTTTGACA